CGGGTGTACATCAAAGCCGAGTGTCCCAAAGTCAAAACCACTCCCTCCACCAGCTTGGCTTATGCAACCACCGCCCGACCTACTGACACCGCTATCCGAAATTATTGGTTACTCAGAGAGCGAATTGCAGAGTCAGAACAGATGATTAAAGGGTTGCAGGATTATATCAAACAAGAATGCATGGAATAAAAAAAAGCCCAGCATGGGTGCATGGGCAAACTAACAGGATATGAATCAAAGTATAGTGATAATTACTTAGTATAGCTTAAGTAAATATATATATCAGCAATTAGATAATCGTTTATCCATTAAGGAGAGTGATCATATCTTGACTGCTAGGAACAGACTAGAAGTGGCTTATCAGTGTATCGCTAAGCTGCGAACTCTACGCATTTCATCGGCGCATTCACCGCGCAATTAAAAACACTCACAGAACCTTACAGAAAGTCGAACCTGAGAAAAACCGTTAATGGTGTTTTCTGTGGGGCGGTTATTTCTGGTGAACAGGTTCGCTTTTCTATAAGGAAATACACCATGAGCAAATCATTAGTTTTTAAAGGTAATGAAATTACTCCATTTGATAATGGTGATAATAAGATTTGGTTTACTAGCTCTCAGATGGCTAAGCTTCTCGAATACAAAAATGAGAAGTCAGTAACCAATCTATATAACGCCAATAAAGATGAGTTTTCTGATGATATGACAATGGTCACTGAAACAATGACCAATGGAATAAACAACAACTTACGTAAGAAAAAGGTCAGGATCTTCTCTGTTAGAGGTGCGCATCTAATCGGAATGTTAGCTAACACAGATGTAGCGAAAGCCTTGCGTCGATGGTTGCTTGATCTAGCTGAAAAAGAGTCAAAACCACAAACGGGGTTAGCAAACCGTGATATGAATGAGCTTAAAAGCCTGACTATCAATGAGATGCAAAATAGATTAGTAGCGGCAGATAATTGGTCGTTCGAGAACTTTGGCAGGAAAGGTAGTGACTTAATGAATTTACGCAAGCGTCACTTAAAGAAAATACGCAAAGCGAAGAAGGCAATTAAAGAACTATCACAATTAACCTTACCTGATATGGGCGAATTTCCAGATGGAGAAGAGCCGGCATGAACCACGAACAATTCATAGAGCAGAACGTACTAGCCGAGTTAAAAAAGCTCGGCTTTTCTTTACCTGTTTGTCGTAGAGCGAGTTACATGGCGGTAGATCATTATCGCCGAAGCTCTCAAGCAAGTAGAAAAGGGCGAATGTTTGACGACTGCTTACATATTGCCAAAGTGTGGGCGAGTAAGTTTGCTAAGGAGAAAGTATGACCAAACAAGAAAAAGACTGGCTAGATACTCTCCATCGTCAATTACAGCAATCACTTGAATACTTACACTGCGGCAGAGTTGATGAAGGGCGGATAGTTGCTGAAATCGTCGAGCGAGAGTTAGGAAAACTGCTCAGTAAACCGAAGAAATGAAAGGTCGCTCAGCGGCCTAAGGGCATGAGCGACTGCCATAACACCACAAAAGAACCTCGTTAGCTAATACCAGAAATGCTAGCTTTGATTTTCCTAATTAGATCTGAAGTAACATCTAAGTAGTTGCAATCATCCTTAACAGAATCAACAACCCCATTAGGTCCAACTTTTTCTAATAGGTCATCATAGGCCCACAGCTCTTTTTCTAGCCCGTTAGAGCCAAATTGACATTCAGCATTGCCACGTAGCTTAGGGTTAGTGCGAATTTCATTAATAACCCACAGCATGTCTTTTTTGATGTTCAATATGTCATCGTATGTATAAAGCACAGCACACCTCTAGAGAGAATTTTAAATGGCACTCAACGATAAACAGGAAATGTTTTGTCGCGAGTACCTCATCGATTTAAACGCTACACAAGCGGCTATTCGTGCGGGGTACAGCGAGAAAACTGCTAACGCACAAGCGAGCCGATTGTTAGTAAATGTTAACATCCAAAATAGAATTAAAGAACTTAAATCAAATAGGAATGAGCGTGTTGAAGTAGACGCTGATTATGTGCTCAAGCGTTTAGTTGAAATAGACCAAATGGACGTATTGGACATACTCAACGAGAGTGGCGATTTAAAGCCTGTAAGGGATTGGCCTAAAGCTTGGCGTACAACATTAAGCGGTTTAGATGTCATGTCAATTTCTACAGGTGAGGACGGAGCCGATGCTTTACTCAAAAAAATAAAATGGCCTGACAAAGTTAAGAACCTTGAGCTTCTTGGTAAACACGTCAAAGTGCAAGCATTCAAAGAGCAAATTGAGCAAAAAGTCGAAGCTACACACAACATTATGCCTGTTCCATCTTGTGACAATGTGGATGACTGGGAAAAGGCTGCGCAACAGCAACAAGGTGAGGTATTAGGTGGATGAATTACAACGTAGTATGGAAACCTTTGCCTGGCTCTCAGTCTTTATCACTAAGTTGTCCATGTAACGAAATATTGTATGAAGGAACACGTGGCCCCGGTAAAACAGCGGCTCAATTGGCGCGTTTTAGGCGCAATGTTGGAGTGGGTTATGGCACATTTTGGCGTGGTGTTATATTTGATACAGAATATAAAAACCTTGCGGATATCATTACTCAATCGAAGCGTATGTATCGCCTATTTAAAGATGGTGCTCGCTTTCTTGCTTCTGCTTCTGAGTTACGCTGGGTGTGGCCGACAGGTGAAGAGCTGTTATTCCGATTTGGTAAAGAAGCAGATGATTACTGGGATTACCATGGTCAAGAGTTCCCCTTTATTGGCTTTAACGAATTAACCAAGCAAAAATCAGCTGATTTTTATGAAGCGATGTTCTCTTGCCGTCGTTCGTCATTCCGTCCCGAAGACTATCCACTTGAAAATGGTTCGCTGTTAAAGCCTATCCCTTTAGAAACATTCAGTACTACGAATCCATTCGGTATTGGGCACACATGGGTAAAGAAAAGATTTATAGAACCAGCTCCTCGTGGGACGGTTATTCGTGAAACGCAAAAAGTCTTTAACCCACAAACTGAACGTGATGAGGAAATTACATTAACTCGCGTCGCTATTCATGGTTCATTCAAGGAAAACCCTTATTTAGATCCTCAGTACATTGCAACATTGATGGGCATCAAAGACCCAAATCGTCGCAAAGCGTGGGTAGAGGGTTCTTGGGATGTGACGAGCGGTGGGCGTTTTGACCACCTTTGGAATGCAACGCATCACGTTATTAAACCGTTTCAGATCCCCGACAGTTGGATTGTTGACCGCTCCCATGACTGGGGGGAGTCAAAACCATTTTCTAACCTGTGGTGGGCTCAATCAGATGGCACGGAAGCCACATTACCTGATGGGAGGAAATTCTGCCCTCCTGCTGGCACTTTAATTTTGATAGGTGAATGGTACGGCTGTCCTCCTGATGAGCTGAATAAAGGGTTAAACATGTCATCAACCAATGTTGCTAAAGGCATTAAGTGGATTGATGAGCGTTTAATCGGAGTTGATTCCGTTATGCCGAGTGAAATTAGTAAGGACGGAAAGACTCAAGGGCAATTAAACATCATGCCGGGTATTTGTAAAAAGGTAATTAAAGGCCCGGCTGATAACTCCATTTACACGCCAAATGACGACGAAGACTCCATTGCTCAAAAAATGGAGGCTCAAGGCGTTGAGTGGATGAAAGCAAACAAGAATCCCGGTTCCCGTATCAACGGCGCCTCACTTTTCGTTGACATGCTTGAGGCGGTGATTGAGGGGAAAAAAACAGAGTCAGGCATGCCAGAAAAACCCGCTTTCTATGTATTTGATTATTGCCGAGGGTGGATTAGCCGTGTACCTGTTTTAGTTAGAGACTCTAAAAACCCTGATGATGTGGATACTGAGCAAGAGGATCATGATTGGGATGCTACTCGCTATCGTGTATTGCATAAACCTATCCGCCCAGCATTCGAAATTAACCTAGGAACAACCTTCTGATGAGTACAACAAATGTAGATTTCACTCGACCGGAGTATAAAACGGCTGCTCCTCAGTGGGAGCTAGTTCGCGCTGTTTGTAGAGGCGGTGAAGATATAAAAAACTATCTTCCTGAACTTGAAGAGCAAGATAGTGAGCGTAAAAAGAAGCGCAATAGAGATTATCAAGACAGAGCGGTATTCTATCCAATAACGGGCAATACTCGCAACGGCATGATAGGGATGGCATTTAAAAAGGATCCCTTAGTTGCGGTTGTCGAAAAGCTATCGTGTTTAAAAGATGATGCTGATGGCTCAGGCTCAAGTATTTATCAACTTGCTCAGTCCTCGCTTGAGTCGGTATTAGAGGTAGGGCGACACGGGCTATATGTTGATTACAATAGTGATTCTAAACTTCCGTACATATTTCAATATCGAGCTGAAGATATCATTAATTGGCGCACTGACCGCATAAATGGTCGCACTATGTTAACGCTGGTGGTATTGCGTGAGACAGTCGAAGAAGAGGACGGGTTTGGATTTAAAGACGCAATTCAATACCGAGTATTAGCGATAGAAGAAGGTAAGTTTGTCTGTCGTGTCTATCGCAAGCCAAGCGGGAGTAGCGTTTTTGAAATCGATTCTGAGTATATGCCAGTACGAGCAGGTAACGGTGCTTGGGATGAAATCCCTTTTACATTTATTGGTGCCCAGAATAACGATCACACTATTGATGAAGCCCCACTTCTAGGGTTGGCAAAAATCAACCTAGGGCATTATCGAAACTCTGCTGATTATGAAGACTCTGTTTTCTTCTGTGGGCAAATACAACCTTATCTAGGTGGGCTAGGAACAGAATGGCGTGACTATCTAGAAAAGAAAGGCGTTATGGTTGGTTCTCGCTCGCCAATTATGTTGCCAGAAAAAGGTTTCTTTGGTTATGCTCAGGCTCAACCTAACATGCTGGCAAAGGAGGCGATGGACAGTAAGCGCGATTATATGGTGGCGCTTGGCGCTCAGTTAGTTTCTGCTGATAGCAAGGTTAAAACGGTTATTCAATCTGTCGGTGAGCAGAACGCACAAACCTCTATCCTGAGTATCTGTTGCTCTAACGTTTCCGATGCATGCAGTAAATCGCTAATATGGTGTGCTGAATACTTAGGTTTAGATACTGCAGACATTTCGTTTGAGATTAACAAAGACCTCGTTAATCACATTGCCGATAGTTCGATGATCCGTGAAATTGTCGCAGCATGGCAATCTGGCGCAACGCGTAAATCTGATTTGGTTCGTAGTTTGCAAAAATATGATGTTATCGACCCCGCTGATGATGTTGATGTGGTGGTGGATGAGCTTAATAATCAAGAGCCGACAATGGTAGGTGAGGCATGAGATCAGTGAATGAGCGGTTAATGGATGAATTGATTGCTCACTCCCTGTTTTCTGGTCGCTATTCTACAGGGGTGGCGAGACGGATGATAAAGGCGCTCAATGAGTTTGATGCTGAATTAACGGCTTCACTTATTGTTGCCTTAGATGATACCTCTATCGGTGTTAATAGCTTCACTGCAAGGCGATTGGAGTCGTTGCTATCCAGCGTTAGAAGTATTAATAAGCGAGCTGTTGATAGCGCTTTTTCGCTACTGACGGAAGAAATGAGAGCACATGCATTATATGAGGCTGGTTATTACCCATCCCTTTTTGATTCTCTACTGCCTGATGTTGTTCTACGCAAATATCCACTAATGAGTATTACAGAGGAAATGCTATTTTCCTCAGTCATGTCTCGCCCATTTCAAGGGAAATTACTTTCTGAATGGGCTGATGGATTAGAGTCAGATCGCATGACACGCATAAATAACGCTGTTCGTAATGGTTATTTAAATGGTGATAGTGCGGTAGAAATCGGACGTAAAATCAGAGGACATGCAAACCAAGGTTATAAGGATGGCGTATTGCAACTAAGCCGAGCTAATGCGACGACAATAGCTAAAACTGCCATTAGCCATTTACAAGCAACAGCGCGAGATCAGTTTGCTGATGCCAATAAAGACATTCTTGATTGTAAGCAATGGTTATCTACCCTCGATAATAAAACATCTCACGATTGCATTATTCGGGATAGGTTGAGATACACGCTGGAAGGTAAGCCTATTGGTCATAAAGTTCCTTATCTACAAGGCCCCGGAAAAATCCACTTCAATTGCCGCTCAACAGAAACGCTGGTTACCAAATCATGGCGTGAATTAGGCATTGATTTAGATGAGATGGACGTAGGAACTCGTGCCTCAATGGATGGTCAAGTGCCGGCAGATACCAGTTTTCTTGATTGGATACAACGGCAGCCTGAATGGCGACAGCGTCAAGTTTTCGGAGAAACGCGATTCAGACTAATGAAAGAGGGCGGTATGCATCCTTCTGAGTTTTATACCGATAAGGGAGAGTTTATTTCACTAGAGCGACTTAGAGAGATAGATGGGCATGCATTTAGAGAGGCTGGATATAGCTAATCAATAAACCATTTAACAAGGTCACCTCGGTGGCCTTTTTTATTACCTAAACTCAGCTCAGGGCTGAGTTATTACAACGCGCTAGGCGCATCTAATCCCAAGGGGAATCACATGTTATTTATGAATATCGAACGCAAATATTATTCACAGGCTGATGATGGTTCGCAAGGTGGAGGTGGTGGAACACCGGAAATCACTCCAGAAATTCAAGCTATTATCGACCAGCAGGTTTCAGGGCTAAAGGCTAAAAACAGTGAGTTGCTAGGCAAGCTCAAAGAGCAAGGCGATAACCTGAAACGTTTTGAAGGCATTGACCCAGACACTGTGAAGGGCATGCTTAAACGCTTTGAGAATGACGAAGAAGCCAAGCTCATTGCTGATGGCAAGATTGACGAGGTTCTCAATAAGCGCACTGAGCGTTTGCGTGGTGATTTCGACAAGAAGTTAAAAGAAGCAAGCTCTAAAGCTGAAAAGGCAGAGGCGTTTGCAAATAAATTCCGTGCTCGTGTGTTAGGCGATGAAATTCGTTTTGCAGCAGGGAAAGCGGGTGCATTAACCAGCGCTCAAGAAGATTTAATTTTACGTGCCAAAGGCATTTTTCAGATCAACGATGAAGGTCAGGCCGTAGCCGTTGATGAAGATGGCAATCCAATCATGGGCAAAGATGGTCGCACGCCATTATCACCTATTGAATGGATTGAATCCCTAAAAGAAAGTGCTCCTCACTTATTCCCCGCAGCCTCTGGTACAGATGCAGGGAAACATAAACAAGGTGGTGCACATTTTAAACGTTCTCAAATGTCCGCCAGTGACAAGGCTGATTATATTCGCCGATACGGGCGTGACGCATATTTAAAACTTCCAAAAGAGTAAGGAAATATAAGTAATGGCTACGATGACTAATAATGATTTAGTAATTTATAACGATTTAGCACAAACTGCGTTTTTAGAACGCCGTCAAGATAATTTAGCAGTATTTAATCAGGCATCAAACGGCGCAATTGTGCTGGATAACCTTTTTATTGAGGGGGACTTCCGTAAGCGTGCATTTTATCAGATCGGCGGTTCGATTGAGCATCGTGATGTAAACTCCACAGCATCTGTAGAGAACAAAAAAATCGGCGCGGGCGAATCTGTTGATGTAAAAGCACCTTGGAAATATGGTCCTTATGCAACGACAGAAGAAGCATTTAAACGCCGTGGCCGTGATGTATCGGAGTTCTCTGAGTTAGTGGGTACCGATGCGGCAGATGCTTCACTAGAGGGTTATATCAAATACTCTTTAGCTGCTTTAGGTGCCGCTATTGGCAATAACAAAGAAATGGTGGTGACTGCGGATATTGCGACAGATGGCAAGAAAACACTGACCAAAGGTTTACGCAGATATGGTGATAAGTTCAACCGCGTAAATCTGTTTGTTATGCACTCAACCACCTACTTCGATATTGTTGATCAGGCCATTGACAACAAAGTGTATGAAGAAGCGGGTGTGGTTATCTACGGTGGACAGCCAGGCACATTAGGTAAGCCTGTGCTGGTAACGGATACAGCGCCAGTAGATGCCATCTTTGGTTTAGTGCCGGGTGCTGTGACTATCACTGAATCCCAAGAGCCGACTTTCCGATCTTATGAAATCAATGACAAGGAGAACTTGGAAGTTGGTTATCGTGGTGAAGGCGTGGTTAACGTTGGCGTTCTGGGCTATAGCTGGGATGAATCAAAAGGAAAAAACCCTGATTTAACACAGTTAGGCACCGCAGGTAACTGGAAGAAGCATTTCACTAGCAACAAATTAACCGCTGGCGTCATGATTAAACTGACTGCCGAAGAGGGAAAGTAACCCTGTCAGCGGATAAAACGTCCGCTATCGCTGACAGTACAGATACAGTAACGATCACTCTTAATTACACCAAGGGCAGCTCTCCAGTCGAAGGAGCTACCGTTAATTGGTCTACAACAGGTGGCAAATTAAGCGTTACTTCATCTAAGACGGGCAAAGCTGGTGGTGCGACAGTGAAATTAACTTCTGATTCACAGGGTGAATTTATTGTCACAGCCACTGTTGATGGTGTTGCACAAAATACTGATGCAATTACATTCACAGAAAAAACTTCTCCAGACGAGTAATTTAAGGGGCTTTGTGCCCCTCTTTTTTTTGAGGTGAGCATGATTGATCCTGATAAGAACTCTCCAATATTTAATAGCTACGCAAGTGTGGATGATTTGAAGAAATACGCTGAGGATAGAAATATCACTTTGGCAGATAGTGGACTAGAGGCATTACTAATTACGGCGATGGATTATCTTGAATCGCAAAAATGGTTAGGTAAACGAACTAACCTAAATCAACCTTTATCTTTCCCTCGCTCAGGGCTATCTCGCGACGGTGTTGCCATCCCAAGCGATCAGATACCAAAGCAATTAATCCAAGCTCAATGCCGTTTAGCGATTGAATCAGTAGAAAATGACCTACAGCCCACGTTAGGCGCTGAAATCACCTCAGAGCGAATTGAGGGCGCTATTACTGTGCAATATGCCGAAGGCACTAATACTGGCGCACCAAACTTTCCTTGGTTAAAAGGTTTATTGTCTGGCTTGATTGATGTCTCGGATGGATTTGCCATTAATACATTTGCAATGAGGTAGCCATGAACATTTATCAACGTGGGCAGAGTACAGCATTAAGGATGTTGAAAAAATATGGCGTTTCCTATCAGGCTAAGCGTGATGGTAAGCATTGGGTTGATGATGAGGGGCAGGAACACTTTGAGCTAGAAACGTTATTTTCTGTTGTCGGGGTAAAAACGCAATATAAACCTTACGAAATCGATGGCACGCTTATTCTCTCTACGGATATTAAAATGATACTTCCTCCAGATATTGATATTCAGAAAGGGGATAAGGTGCTTGTCGATGGCGTTTGGTTGCGCGTTCATGAACCGAACCCTGTTAAACCCGCTGATATTATTATCTGCTATCAGTCTCAACTGAGGGCGTGACATGTCAGATCAGTTCATGAAGTCGATTAATATCTTTATCGACAAATCTAACGCAAATATTGAAACGGTTGTCAAAAATACAGGGTTTAAAATATTAGCGAAGCTTGTTGATATGTCACCTGTTGGAAATCCTGAATTATGGGAAGTTAATAGGGTTGCCTCAAACTACAATAAAGCAGTTTTTGAACATAATGAATATCTAAAACAAGATCCTAATAATTTAACACCAAAGCGACGTCAATTAAAAAAGCGTGTTCGTGTTAATGACTCTATGGATATTTATGTTCCTCCTGGTTATACAGGGGGGCGGTTTAGAGGTAATTGGCAGGTGTCATTTGATGCCCCAGCGGAAGGCGAGACGGGGCGCATAGATAAGTCAGGCAATATGACAAAGGCGTTAGGCAACGTTGTTATTGAACAATTTAAGGTAGGAATGAAAGCTATCTATTTCACAAACAATGTGCCTTATGCTTATCGACTCGAAATGGGGCATTCGAAACAAGCACCTAATGGTATGGTTGCTGTGACTGCTGAGGAATTTAGTCAGTTTTTCAACTCTGCCGTATCGGAAACTAAATCATGAATCAGTCGACAATTAATGCTGAAATACGAAAGCTGGTGGCGAGCATTGGCAAGGATTTAAGCCTTAAAATCGCATGGCCCAATCTTCCTTTTAATGATATTAACGCTCCCTATCTTCAACTCCATATCATGCCTGCAGAAACGGATAATATTGGGTTATCTCAGGATATGCCTGTTTATCGAGGTGTTATTCAAATTAACGTGGTTGGCAAAGTAGGGGGTGGAGACTCGCAACTCTCAACGATTGTTGATGACGTTAAAGCCAGATTGGAGAACGGATTAACATTAGGGGAGGGAGTCTACATTAACGGAGAGCCTAACCAGTTCCCTCCAATTTCAGATGAAACAAATTATACCATTCCTATTCGTGCATCCTATCGATGTAACGCAATCCGATAACACCGCTTAATTGCGGTTTTTTTATACCTAAAATAGAGGTTAACAATGGCCTATAACATTCCTAATGGGTCGCGTGTTTACGTCGCAAGTAAATACGATGACGAAATTAAAATTACTGAAGCAACCAATGCTGAAGAAGCTGTGCTAACGGTTGATAATGTGGGTGACATTGCCAAAGGCGATATTGTTCATGTTACATCTGGCTGGAAAAAAGCTTCGGGTGCTTTCCGTGTTGCAAGCGTCGCTGAATCTAAAATCACCTTAGAAGGTGTCGATACCAGTGATAAAAACGTATTTCCTGTAGGTGGCGGTACAGGAACATTAAAGAAAGTACTATCATGGGAAGTCATGCCACAGGTAATGACACTGTCTACCGAAGGTGGGGAACAGCAAACTCAAGAGGTTCAATTCCTTGAAGATGAGCAGGCAGAAACTATCGATACCTATAAAAATGGTGTTGTACAGGTTTATACCTTTGCTCACGATGCCAAGTTGCCTATCCGTAAATTGTTGACAAAATTGGACGACAGTAAGCAAGTTACTGCAATCCGATTCTTCAATAAACGCGCAGAAGAAGATCGCTATTACACAGCTTCAATTTCATTCCAACGTGTGCCAAACACCGCTATCAACGAAGTTGAAAACGTAACAGCGCGATTCTCACTTAAATCTGAAATGCAGATTTACACCAACGCATCTTAACTAATAAATACTCACAACAGCCCCGAATCAGGGGCTTTTTAAGGACTGATAATGCCTAAATTTACACTCGTCCCAAATCCAACCTTCAAAGCTAACGTTAAAATTCCTGTTGCTGGCAAAGAAAAGCCAGAAGTAGTTACATTCACATTTAAACATCACTCAGTAAGTGAGCTTGATGGAATGCGAGAAAAACCGATTTCTGAGTTCTTTGAGCAGATTATTGCTGACTGGGCGATAGAAGAACCATATAACAAAGAAAATTTAAACATATTGTTAGATAACTACCCTTCAGCCTCTCGTGCTATTTCATCAACGTATTACAACGAGCTACTAGGTAACCGCGAAAAAAACTCTTAGCGGTCGCCGAGGCAATGTATGGCGGAATGAGTTCAAAAGAATCGGCTGAGTTCGAGCGCGCTTTTGGCTTTCCGCCTGACATTGATGATGTTGAGGTGTGGCCTGATGTTTGGGATTCGTATCAAGTATTTTCAGCTATGAATACACAGTGGCGCGTAGGAATGAATGGTATCACTGGCTTGGATTACAACCCGTTAAACCAAATAATGGACTTACTCAACATCAAAGATAGAGCGACCGTTTTTAGCGATATTCGCATTATGGAGGCTAAGGCGTTAGAGGTAATGCACAAGAGGTCACAATAATGAACCGATAAGCGGTAAGCGCAGATTGGTGAGTAGGAAGAGAAAGTAACCAAGGGCATCCGTGCCCTTTGTTTTATTTACTGGTATCGTTATCTCTATGTAACGCTGGTAAATCGAAAATAACTTTTACAGCGGGTATAACTAGATTTTTGCATTTTTCTATACTTTCCGTAGATATTTTTTCTACTGGATGCCGATTATCTAAAGGAATGAGATTACACTCATTACTGCCAATAAATATTTGCCTAAATACAGACCATTTGTGATTAATTATAACTAGGACGAAGTCACCATCTTTAGCGGGGCTTTTCTGGCGATCGAAAATAACTATTGATCCAATGGGGAATGAAAACCCTTCCTTGCTAATATGACTCATTGCAGAATCTTTTTGAATAACAGCAAATGAACCAGGATTAACATCCCCCCCTATGGAAATGTACTCTTGAATACTTTCTCTATACATTTCATTTCTAAGCCAAGGTATGACTTTATCAATATCTATTAAAGGTATGGAAATAGCATCTCTATCAGCAGGTTTATCCTTCATTCCAATAACTTTAATATCACCAATATCTATTGAGTGGCTAGCAAGCCATATAAAACTAACGTCAAGAGCATTTGCTAACTTCATTAGAGTTCCTATCCTTGGTTTAGACTCTCCAGCTTCATAAGCAGCTATTTGACGTTGAGATATACCAACCATATTTGCAAGTTCTTGCTGGGTTAGGTTCTGCCTAGACCTTTCTGATAATAGTCTTTGAGGAAAGCCATCTTCATGTTGACTCATTATTTCTCCTAAATCCTCATGAAGTATGTTGATGTTTGTTTATTCATGAAGTAATATGAAATTGATGTTTTATTTTATGAGGATACATGATGAAGAACACCAAGACAATAAACCCTATACAACTACGCATGCCAGATGATCTTAAGGCCTACATATCTAAATCAGCAGACCAGTGTTTTAGAACTCTACATAGTGAAGTCTTGTATCGACTTAATCTTTTGAAGGAATTAGAAGAAAAAGGTGAAGTACGCATTCGATAAAAAAGCCCCAGTTGCGCGAACAACTGAGGCTAGTTGCCAAGTAAACCCATCGAAAGGAATAAATGACATGAACAGTATAACTAAGACCGAACTTACTTTCCAGAATTTCACATTCAACCCTATCGTTGAAGATGGTCAAGTGTGGTTAACATCAACTGAAATTGCACACGTATTAGGGTATAGCCGTACTGATAGTGTAAGTAAATTGTACTCACGTAATTCAGATGAGTTTACGGACTCTATGACAATGACCGTCAATATGACGTTCAACGGGATAAACAATAGCTTACGTAATAAATTGGTCAGAGTTTACTCACTTCGTGGGGCTCACCTGATCGCAATGTTTGCATCGACTCCAGTAGCTAAAGAATTCCGTAAATGGGTGCTGGATATTTTGGATAGAGAAGTAGCTGACAAGAAAGACTTACCAGTCGAAAAAGATAACTCAGTAAGTGCAAACGGATTATTAGCAAGATTAAGTCTGATTTGTACAACATGGGATGAGGTTAGAAAGGATATGGAAAACTTCGATCCGAAAATGGCAAAACATCTCAATTCAACAATGAGTATGTTTTTAATGTATTCACAACACATGAAAGGAATAGCTAAGACAAAACAACTTAAGAGGTTAACACATTGATAGGCACTAAAAACAGAAAAGCCAACAGGTGCGAACTGCTGGCTAATCCCAAACAAAACCTAAAAGGAAATGTTTCAATGAATGAATTAACTTTAGCATCACATGAAACAAATGTCACTATGTCAAGTCGTGAGATTGCGGAATTAACAGGCAAAGAAGTAAAGAATGTTCATGTAGATATTTGGAATATGGTAGGTCAACTATATGAAGTCTCAAAAGATGGTTGTGATTTCAACCATGTTAAAAATCAAACTATTACCATAAATAACGGCATTGCTGTAACGTTTGATTCTCGTGGTTATGTATCTAAGTTTGATTTAGACCGCTACCACTCTGAAATTTTAGTGACTGGTTATGATGTAAAACGTCGTGCCGCAGTAATTAAACGCTGGTATGACTTAGAATCAGGAAAGGCAACACCAATTGTTGCACTTAATGATCCTGAATTCTTGCGTTCTGCGTTATTAAATTACACTGAAAAAGTATTAGCGCTTGAATCATCAAATAAAGAGCTAACAAATAAAGTCGAGTGTATGTCTAACTTGTTCAAAGAGGGCATGACACCGACTCAATTTTGTAAAATGCTTAACGGTGTAAATACTCAACAAGTTCAAATGTGGTTAGCTGAACGCAACTGGCTATATAACGAAAGTAAGTCAGGTAAAAATATTCGCTGGCGTGTTGCTTCATACGCTCGTGATAAATACATGACAGAAAACCAGAGTGAAATTAATCCACACGGTCACGAACCTTTCATTAAGTATCAGCCAGTTTTATTAAAGAAAGGCGCTAAACGTCTTTATGATCTCTATATTGCTGGTGAACTACCAATGAAAAAGAATTGGGATGGATTATTTACTCATGATAAGGAATTCAAAGAAGTAGCTTAATCACCCAAGCCAAGGACGGCTTGCTTGAGATCACATATCACGCCTCTTAACTGAGGTATTTTGTATTAATAGGTGAAACCGAATTTACTAGATATAAAATCAATCTATACTGTGTTTTTATACAGTTGTTGGTTGGTGCGGGTTGTGATCATAAAACCAGTGTTTTTTTTCACAGATGTATAAATTTAATTTATGTCATAAAATCAGTGCAATTATTACTTTCTTTATAGGTGTGCTAATAAATGACTGATGTGATTGAAAACGAAAGTATGGTTGAATGCCCTGAATGTGGGAACTCGCATGGAAATACTGAGTTATGTGAGTGTGGATATGACCCTGAGCTAATTAATAATAAAAACAGAGCGGAATATTCACCGAAGCATGCATTGACGTCAACATTAGATTTGGTTCCTAGCAATAATGGGCCAGTGTTTGCGAGTAAAACTGGTTTGGAGTGGGAGTTAGATTCTGATGATGTGGTGCAATTCATTGGGCAGGCAGATAAAAAATTTATGCGGAAAAGGAAAAGTCATGGAGTGATAAAAAAAGATCTTATGCCGCTTAATACCCCAAATGTCTTTTTAGATTACTTAGCAGGAAAGCTTAATTTTACCTCGTTTGTTAATTCAGTAATGAAGTTAATGCAAAGAGAGGCAAATGAAGATAGGGCAAAATTAGTTGGCGGTAATTTCGTATTTATACACTATCAGGTAGATCAAGATAAGGAAAGTGATGGCAGACTTTTGATTCTAATGGTAGATAAAAAATCAGCATTTAATTTTGATAGCAACCTTATTCCAGAAAAAATTCCATCAATTAACATAGATGCGTTACGGCAGGCTGTATTGATTGATTTGACTTTGTTTAAAGCTTCTTACCCAAATAACGATGGCGAACCTTATTTGCATTTCATTTCAGGGAAATCAAAAAGTGAATTTTTCAAACGTGCTTTAGGGTGCGACCCTAAAGTTGACAATAATAGAAGTATTCAGAATGTCAGTATTGCGTTTGATGATTTTTCTGAAAAAATGAAAATAAAAGCATTGGATAAGATAAGAGTCAATAAAGCAATAGAAGACCTGCTAAGAGAGAAGGCTAAAGATCCGATAGATAAGAAAATATCAATTGAAGATATTGCTGACTGTGTGGCAAAAACACTGCCAAAGAGAAGGGATATAGCTAAGAAATTTGTACAGTTTGTCGACCAAGGTGAATATTTAATTGATGACTTTTTTGAGCCAAGTAGGGATTCAAATAAGGAATTTGGGCAGATAAAAATAGTTGATGAGGATAGAGACTATGAAATTACATTTGATATTGACTCTATAAGCGATGACAAAGATTCTGGGGCAAAGATAATCTACAATAGAGATGATGGTGTAATAACAATTAAGCTAGCCAGAACAAGTAGGGATCAGATAAACAGGAAAATACCTCAAAAGTGAAGATATGACCATGAATCACAATGAAGATTTATTAAAACTAGTTGATTACTTAACTAACTCTCAGATAACAAGTGATGAGGGTTTTGCAATTATAGAGTGCGATCTAGATAGTGATTCATTGTCAAAGTATGCAGAGCTTTTGACTCATTTTGGTATTATAGATATCAATAGTTGTGAATCAAATCAAATTATCTTTAGTTTGCGATCAAATAATTTCAAAAGTGATACATGTATTTACTCATCATTAGATACCTTTTGGGTTAAATGCTCAAATAATGGAGAGTACAATCCTAACTATATAATTTTACAAGAGAAAATATTTTTTAATTCAAATAATGACTCAGTGAAAAAAATTGACCTATTCTTGCAATGGAAAAGAGTATTATCAGCTATTGCGAACCATACCGTTGAGAGTAAGTACATTCTCTATATTCCAAATAGTGATGGTGGAAAGGAATTGGTTTTGAGTTGTCATGATTATCTAGGTTCTGTATTACATCTAGAGTTCTCAATTGATTCACAAAAAGCATCAGATGAATTATTAAAAATATTAAGTTTGCAGGATGCCCAACAAAAAGAGCGTATATCTATATTAAGAAGTGCAATTTATGATGTAGTGAGTGGTAAGGATGATGATATCAGTGATAGGGATATATTTAACATTATAAATAAAGGAAGAAGGGTTTATGACAGATATAATGATTTGCTTGATTTGTATACAAAAAGATTTTCAGTAAATAAAATTTTATCAGAGTTAGAGCAGAAGCAGCTTGAATATACATCAAAAATCAATGATTTTGTTTCATCTAGTCAAAGTAAAGCGTTTGCTATCCCCGGTGCATTAATTGCAGTTGGCGGGCTTGCAAAGTCAGGTGGTTTTCTAGACTCATTACTCATATTTATAGGGTTGTATTTGATATACAGAGTGACTTACATTTCAAATGAAATACTGATTGATTCATATAACTCATTGAAAAATAGTCTAGATGATTTAATTAAACGATACTCTAAATTTGACGAGGGTGCTGAAGTTAGAGATGCCGCATCTAAAATAGAATTGGATATAAAAAATAAAATAGGTAAGGCAAAAGATAGAATCGAAAAGATTAATGACATGGGCGTGATCATGTTAGTTGTAGGTGCTGGCTACTTAATTATGAAGTGGCTGATGTCCCCATAGTATGCTTATTAATTTTGAACCTGCTTCGGCAGGTTTTTTTTGCACCTAACGTTTGCTTTGTTTTGCATTTACATCGAGCTATCATAAATGAATAAGTAAAAATTTAGTGAGGGCTACATGAAAGGTTTTGGATGGGGATTGCTTGTTATAGGTATTTTGGCAGCATTTGCCGCTTTTAACATGGATGTCAGTGTGGCAACTAGCTATGGAGGTAGGGTAAATAATTTCGGACTGATGGCGCAAAGGCAGAATTATATTCTAATTAGCTGTTTTATTATTTTTTGCGGGCTAATGATGGTCATATTTGGTGGTCGAAAATCAATTGAATCAGGCCAAGTTAAATGTCCATTCTGTGCAGAATTCATAAGTAATGAAGCTATTAAGTGTAAGCATTGTGGTAGTGATTTATCAGAACATAAAAGATTACAGAAAGAAAAAGAGACTAACTTAAAAATAAAATTCAATGCCATTAATTATGATCAAACAGAACTGTACGATACTTCATCCGGAAAAGCTGTTCTAAATTATGAAAAATTGGCAAAACTTGTTCAGCGGATTAAATTTGAGGATGAAGATATTTCCGGTGAAGCACTGCTAGCTAGACAGAAGTTTAATATTGAAACAATTCAGTCACGTCTACCTAAAGAAATAAAAAAAGAGTTTAGAGACAAGGTGAGTCAATTAATATTAGATTCATTTATAAAATCAGACAAATTAGGGGAATTACATTATAGATTTATTTTCATAGATAATGGAAATTATCGAATAAATAAGGATGAAATTAAGAAGTTTGCTGAACATTTAATTTCTAAGTTACCTTATGGTCACGATGTGTTCACTGATTTTAACGATGAGATATCTAAGGCAATGAAATCTATACCTAGCGATGTTAGGGGAGATTTTATGAGCAATCTGCATCATTTTGTTTATGGTAAATAATAGAGAACATTCGCAAACAAGCCACCTTCGGGTGGTTTTTTTATATCTGGAGGAAATTAAATGGCAGATATAGCAACAATATCCTTAAAAGCTGATACGTCAGATCTGGAGCGTGGCACACAAAAGTTAAAGGAATTCGGCGATACAGCAGAAAAAGTAAGTAGTTCTTCGCGAAATTTAAATGACCAGTTTAATAGAGGGGTTGATCACCAAAAGAAAGCAGCCGACGCGATAAAGAGGCAAAAGAAAGAACTTGATGACTTATTAAATTCAATAAATCCAACCAATAAAGCATTTGATGCGCTTGACAAAGCTACTCAAAAATTAATAGAGGCAAATAAAAAAGGGATATTACCAAAGGATCAGTTTGCAGACTATAACGCCATACTTGAGCAGACTAGAGATAAATTAACACGTGTTAACATGTCCCTTACTGCTGAAGGGCGGGCGTTGTTAGCTCAAGAGGCAGCAACAAATAGAGCCAAGCAAGCTGCTGATGATTTTTTAAATTCACTGAAAAATCAAACTGAAATTATAGGCAAAACGAGGACAGAGATTTTAGAGCTGAAAGCTGCTCAACTTGGTGTGTCGCAACAAGCCGCACCGATGATCAACAAGCTAAAAGAGCAAGAAAAAGCCTTTATGAATGGCTCAATCACCATTGGCCAATATCGAAACGCTATGCGGCAATTGCCAGCCCAAATGACAGATATTGTTACGTCATTAGCATCAGGAATGCCAGTCTGGATGGTGATGATACAACAAGGTGGACAGATAAAGGACTCATTTGGTGGTATTGGAAACTCGTTGAAGGCGCTTGCATCGATAATTACTCCAACAAAGATTGCTATTGCAACAGCAACAACTGCATCACTAGCCCTGGCTTACTCTGCTTATAAAGGATCTCAAGAATTTGCTGAGTTTAATAAGCAATTGATAATGACGGGACGTTACGCTGGCAAAACAGCCTATGAATTAAATCAATTATCTAAAACTTTAGTTGGGAACTGGATTACTCAGGGTGACATGGCCTCAGCTCTAACTAAAGTGGTGGGTAGTGGGCGTTTTCAAGGAGACCAGATTTTGTTGGTTGCAAGGGCTGCAGCACAAATGGAGCAATCCACCGGAAAATCAATAGATGAAACAATAAACCAATTTAAGAGGCTAAAGGATGATCCTGTAAATGCTATTTTAGAATTAGATAAAACATTGCATTTGTTGACTGCGTCTGAATACGAGCACATTAAGTCATTAGAAATAGCAGGAAAAACACAAGAAGCTTCTGAGTTTTCAATTAAAAAACTGTCAGAGGAAACTGATAGAAGAACTAGATCTATGAATCAAAATATAGGTTCATTAGAGAGAGCATGGAATGATGTTGCAACCGCAATAAAGAATGCAGGAAATGCTTTAAAAAATATTGGTAAACCTCTTTCCGATGCGGAGGCGTTAGCTGAGATAAACGACAGAATAAAAGAATGGGAAAATGCTGGATTTTGGCATGGAACCAAAGAACAAAGAGAAAATATGATTCGCAACTTAAAGGAGCAACAAAAGATTTTAAGTTTCGTCGTATCTTCTCATGAAGGTTATGAAAAAGCACAAAACAAATCCAAGGAGGCGGATGAAAAAAGAAAAGAATCAATTAGAGAATATAATAAATTATTAGAAGATACTGCAACTAACGCTCAAAAAAGAACAGCGGCCCTAAATAAGCTATGGGAGCAAGTTAGAAGAGACCCTGAATTTTGGACTGAAGATAAAAGGAAGTTAGCAGTACAAAATATAAATAATAAATTTAAAGATAGAACATCTAAAACCTCAACCTACCGACCAGATTATGGTACTAGAGTAGACGAATCAGCAAATCAAGCCCTATTATCCCTACAAGCACAATTGAAGGTGTTAAAAGAGCATAAAACAGTTAGTGATGTTATTAGCTCTGAGCGTAAAAAGCTGTGGGATATGGAGGCGAAAATATCAATCCTTGAGGAGGCTCAGAAAACAAGGCAGTTAACCAAGGACGAAAAGGCGTTGCTTGCTAAAAAGGACTACATTCTTGCTTCTCAAGAAGCATTGGCCATAGCTGGTGATGAGGTTAAGCTTCAGGAGTTACATAATCGTGAGTTAGATAAGCAACTTAAACGCGTTGAAGAAATTAATGCCAGAAGTCGCGCCTTAGAGTTGGGAGCTGGTAAGTCTGGCCGCATGTATCAACGAGACATCGCACTAGAGAAAGCTAAATCACCAGACGAGAGAAAAGCCTTAGAGGAGTATTATGCTAAGGAAGACTCTATTCGTGCTAACTGGGAGTTAGGCGTCAAGAAAGGCTTTGCTGAATTCCAAGATCAGGCAACAAACGTTTACGGTAACGTAGCTCAAATTAGTCAATCAGCATTCCAAGGCATGAGTAACAGTCTCTCTGATTTTGTATTGACGGGCAAAGCTAATTTTGCTGACTTCACTCGCTCATTCTTAGAAATGACCACCAAGATGTTAATGCAGATGGCTATGCTAAATGCTATGAAAGCGGCATTTGGTGGTAATGCGGTAGGTAATTTCTTTGGGTTTGCAAGTGGTGGTTATACAGGCGGTGGTGGAAAACATGATCCAGCGGGTGTAGTACATAAAGGCGAGTTCGTCTTTACCAAGGAAGCAACGCAACGATTAGGTGTAGATAATCTCTATCGACTAATGGATGCAGGAAAGAGAGGTTATGCTTCAGGTGGTCATGTCGGTGGTTCTGCGCCCATGTCGGTTACACAGCCAACAGCATTTATCGCTCGCAATCCTCAAATTGCTGGTGGTGGGGTGAATGTGACAATTGATATGAGCGGCGTCAAGATTGAAACCGAACAGCAACAAAGTGCAATGCCAAATATAGATGTGAGAGCTGCTGAGCAATCGTTAAAGAATAAAGTTAAAAGCCTTTTTATTAGTGAAGGGCGAGAAGGTGGTGATTTGTACAAGATCATTAAAGCAGTATCAGGAAATAGATAATCATTTAATAAGAGAGGTATTTATGAAATTAAAATTAGGAAATATTTGTATTCGTCCAGAAGATAAAGAAATTAGCATTCCAGTAGATGTATACATGGGAAATGAAGCTGATTTTGAACCACCAAAAGCATATCTGGTTTATCAAACTAGCTTTGATGCTAATAAGCCTCTTTCGGAATATTTTAAAGAATCCGAAGAATATGCAAGAAAAACAATTAAAGAATTAAACCAATAACAGCCACCAAATTCTGTGGCTTTTTAATGAGAGGTAGTTATGAAAATCAAAGTAGAGTTCCCATTGTTATCAAACAAATTTTCAGGAGTGGAAATTACAGGGGATGTGAAAAGATATGGCATTGGGGCTATAAAAATAAGTGAAAAACCTATATTAACGTCAGAAATTACAGTAACGGAGATAGTGGGAAATAATACCCCAGATGAAGAACCAAAGTTACAATTTAAGTACACAGAGGATTATAACCCAAATGAAACATTTGCTTCATTTATGGGGAGAGCGGAAAAATATGCAAGAACCATGATAGATCGCATAAAGGCGGCACAGTAACCGCCTTTATAATATGGTACTAATTATGTAAATGTGACTGAATGATACCAAACGCCTCGATAGTTACAGGACTATCATGCGATACTTTATTTAATTCACTAATAAGTTTTTCTTTTTCAATATCAGACATATTCCTAATCATTACTTGAATTATATACTCTAAAGCAAGAGTACGTGTTTGAAGGGTCTCTATGTCTTTAGCCATTTCACTAACTAACATATTCAATTCTCCATCGAAGTAAGTCAGCCATTCCTTCGGTAAGTTTCTCTGGGCTGAATATATAAAATAACCTAATGGATATTTATTAATATCCTGATATTTGATCAGGCGGCTTTGTGTCGCCTTTTTTATTGGAGTAACCAATGGAAGAGTTTAAATGGCGAACACAAATACAAGATTCGCCAAGCGGTGAGTTCAAGCATCGTATTAAAGAAGTTGAATTTGGAGATGGTTACAAACAAGTTGCTGGTGATGGTATTAATCCAGAATCTCAAACGTGGCCATTCTCTTATATGGGATTGAAAGATGAGGTGATGCCTATTTTTAAATTCATTCGGCAACACACAGTAAAATCATTTATTTGGACACCTCCATTTGGTGAAAAAGGTCTTTATCGAGTTAAAGCTGATTCAATATCGATGATCCCCATATCTGGCGGAGTAATGAAATTGTCAGCTACGTTTGAACAGGCATTTAGCGCATGAATATCACAGCAGATGTACAAAAATTAGAGCCGGGTAATAAGGTTCAATTAATTGAGGTGGATGGCAGTGGTTTTGATGGGCCAATTCTTCGCTTCCATGCTTACAATCTTCCTCACACACCAGAAGAGATAGAGAAATCTAATGGTGATATCAAGCCAAAACCAATTTGGTGGCAAGAAAATGAATATGGGGCATGGCCCTATGAAGTTGAAGGAATGGCAAAGAATAGCGACGGAAGCCCAGCGAGACCATCTCTAAAGGTTGCCAATATAGATGGCTTAATCTCATCTTTGTGTCTCCAGCTTGACGATATGGTGCAAGCAAAGGTTACTATTTATGAGACATTCTCTCATTATCTTGATGCCAAAAATTTTCCTGATGGTAATCCAACCGCTAACCCTGATGAGTGTTTTAAACAGGTTTATTACATCGATCGTAAAACTAATGAGGTGGCTGGCGAATCCGTAGAGTTCGAGCTGTCTAGCCCGTTTGATTTGCAGGGAGTAATGATACCCGTTCGACAAATTCATAACCTTTGTTATTGGTGCATGAAAGGCGATTATCGCAGTGGTAATGGGTGCTCATATTCAGGGAATAAATATTTTGATGAGAGAGGAAACCCTGTTGATGATCCAGCGCTAGATAGTTGTGGTGGGCTTATTAGTGATTGCAAAAAACGCTTTGGTGAGAATGAGCCATTAGATTTTGGAGGGTTTCCCGCTGCGGGGTTAACGAGATGATCACAAAAAAATTAAGAGAATCGATATTTGAACATGTAAAAGCCGAATATCCCAAAGAAGCTTGCGGAATTATCTGTCAGAAAAGTCGAGTTAAAAAATACTTTCCTTGTAGCAATCTTTCAGATAATCCAACAGAGCATTTTGAGCTTTCTCCAGAAGATTACGCTCTTGCTGAGGACTGGGGTGAGCCAATAGCAATTGTGCACAGCCATTGTGGTGATGGTGTAACGACTCAACCTAGCGAAATAGATAAATTACAGTGTGATGTGACAGGATTGCCTTGGGTGATCGCATCATGTCCAGAGGGTGATATTCGAATTATTTACCCTCGAGGTGAACGCGAATTAGAAGGCCGTCCTTTTGTGCTTGGTTATGCTGATTGCTGGTCGTTAATCATGGATTACTACCACCAAAAACACGGTATTGAGTTACATAATTACAGCGTTGATCGGCACTGGTGGGAAGAAGGCGAAAACCTGTATATGGATAACTACGAGAAAGCGGGTTTTGTTGACGTTACTGGCGAGCCGAAAGAGGGCGATATGGTGATTATGCAAGTACAAGCCGATGTACCTAATCACGCTGGTGTGATTATGAATGGTATGTTACTTCACCATCTTTATGGTCAACTCAGCAGGTTGGTCCCCTACAGCGATTATTGGCGAGATAGAACCGTAAAAATTGTGCGGAGGAAAGAGTTTGTATGAGCCTAAAAGCAATACGTCTATATGGTGTTCTTGGCGCAAAATTTGGGCGTGAACACAAATTAGATATAGATTCACCTCGCGAAGCAATTAAGGCGCTCTCTGTGCTTTATGATGGCTTTGAGCAGTTTCTTGCTAATGCTCATTTAAAAGGAATGGAGTTTGCTGTATTTAAGGGGAAACGAAACATTAATGAAGAAGAGCTGCATCTTGATACCACAGAAGAGATCCGCATAGCACCAATCATTAAAGGAAGTAAACGAGGAGGATTCTTTCAAACTATGTTGGGCATTGCCATGATCGGTGTCGCGACATTTGCTCCTTGGGGTACTGCCTTATTTGCAAGTGACTTGATTGGGGCCATAGGTCTTGGTGTGGCTCTTGGTGGTGTTTACCAGATGCTTTCACCCCAACCGCGAGGTCTATCAATGAGGCAAGATTCAGATAACAAACCATCTTATGCCTTTGGCGGAGCTGTAAACTCTACTGCGCAAGGAAATCCAGTTCCTTTACTTTATGGACTGGACAGGCGAGAGGTAGGTGGGGCAATCATTTCCGCAGGTATTTATACAGAAGATCAGCAATAACATAAACGAATTTCAGAATAGCCACTATGTGGCTTTTTTTATGGGTGAAATATGGAATTAATTCATGGTGCAAAAGGTGGTGGCGGTGGCGGACATACGCCCACGGAATCACCAGATAGCTTACTTTCTGAATCAACAGCTAAGATTTTATTGGCTATCTCAGAAGGTGAAATTGCTGGTGGCTTAGACGATACTCGTATTTTTCTTGATGATACACCGATTGGCAATGCGGACGGTACTAAGAATTTTGAGGGTGTCACTTGGGAATTTAGACCGGGTAGTGAACACCAAGAATACATTCAGGGTATCCCATCAGTAGATAGCGAAACATCGGTAGGGTTGGAATTAAAAGACGATCAGCCCTATGTGCGGAGCATTAATAACACTCAGCTATCTGCTGTGCGCATTAGACTATCTGTTCCTCAATTGTTTCAACAACACGATAACGGGGATACTACAGGCTATAGAATTGAATATGCTATTGACTTATCTACAGATGGTGCTGGATATAATGAAGTATTAAAGTCTGCTTTTGATGGTAAAACGACCAGCGAATACCAGCGAACACACCGCATTGACTTACCCAAGGCAAATACAGGTTGGCAGATCCGTGTCCGACGATTAACTAAGAATCAGAATACAGCCAGAATTGTTGATAAGGTTACTATCTCTGCTGTTACTGATGTTATCGATGCTAAATTGCGTTATCCAAATACGGCCCTATTGTTTATTACTTTCAATGCGCGTCAATTTAATAACCGCATCCCTAAAATTAGCGTTCGCCCAAAAGGTGGCTTGCTTATCAAAGTGCCCACGAATTATGACCCGATTAATCGGGCCTATTCAGGCGTATGGGATGGCACCTTTAAACTTGCAGCAACCAATAACCCGGCATGGGTATTTTATGATTTAGTACTCAATAATCGCTACGGCTGTGGTGACCGGATCCAGTCTTCTCAGGTTGAAAAGTGGGACCTGTATAAGATTGCGCAATATTGTGATGAATTGGTACCCGATGGGCATGGTGGTGATGGTAAGGAGCCTCGATTCCTGTGTGATGTTTATATTCAATCGCAAGAATCGGCATACCAAGTACTGAGAGATATAGCGGCTATTTTTCGTGGTATGACATTTTGGGCTGATAACAAGGTTAATGTTGTCGCTGATATGCCAGATAGTATTTTTAGAACGTTTACTAATGCCAATATTGTTGGAGGTAAGCCTACCTATTCAGGAGGTAGTCAGCAAAATCGATATACGCAAGCATTAGTTTCCTACACAGACACCAATAACCACAGTAATGATGCGATTGAGGCTGTGGCCGATATTAAACTACAGCGTCGTTACGGAGTACGCAAAACTGAAATATCAGCGATAGGTTGCACTCGACAGACGGAGGCTAACCGTAGAGGTCGCTGGGCGTTACTCACCAATGCTAACGACAGAGTTATTAGTTTTGCGACAGGATTAGAGGGGGCAATACCTTCTCCTGGTCATATCATTGCTGTTGCCGATTCTACATTGGCTGGAAGAGATAATGGTGGACGTATATCGCGTGTAGAAGGCAGAAAAATAACACTTGATCGCAGAGCCAATATTAAAGCTGGTGATAGGTTGATTGTTAATCTGCCAAACGGGCGCTCAGAGGGAAGAACCGTATCACTGGTTGCTGATAATATCATTACAATTTCAACGGAGTACTCACAGGAACCAGAGAAAAACGCAGTTTGGACAGTTGATGCTGATGATTTAACATTACAACTTTATCGGGTCGTTAATATTACTGATAATGGCGATAATACATACACTATTACTGGCGCAATCCATAACCCAAGCAATTACGATCACATTGACTCTGGCGCAAGAATAGGTGAGCGTCCAATCACCATTGTTCCACCGAGTGTGCAAGCACCACCTAAAAACATTCGTATATCATCCTATTCTCAGGTTAATCAAGGTATTTCATTTATTACTCTGCGTGTTGATTGGGATGCAGTTGATAATGCCATTACCTATGAGGCTCAATGGCGGAGAGATAATAATAACTGGGTATCAATGCCAAGAACATCAACATGTGGGTTTGAAGTTGATGGCATTTATGCTGGTCGTTATCAGGTGAGAGTTCGTGCGATAAATGCGTCTGAAATATCCAGTGTATGGACTAATGCGCCAGAAACAACACTGACAGGAAAAGTAGGGAGCCCGCCTAAACCTGTAAACTTTAGAGCTTCACCGCTCGTATTTGGCATTAAGTTAGGCTGGGAATTTGGTGAAAACACCAGTGATACGTTAAAAACGGAAATTCAGTACAGCAAAACCAATAATGGTGAAGGTCTGATGCTGTTATCTGATGTTCCTTATCCCTCAAAAACCTATGAAATGGCAGGGTTATCAGCAGGTTTAACGTTTTATTTTAGAGCAAGACTGGTAGATAAAATAGGTAATCATTCCGAATGGACTGAGTTTATTCTGGGAGAATCTGAGTTTGATGCTAGTATTATTCTTGATGAATTAGCGGGGCAAATCAGCCGAGACCAACTCGCACAAGACTTATTGGGTGAAATTAACAGTAAAGCTAACCAAATCGATATTACTGAATTACATGAGTTGATGAGGATAAATCATGACAAGATTTTATCTGAGTTGATGAGGCATGGAGCAACGATTGAAGAAAGTGAAAAAAAATGGGAGGAGGCAGGAAAATTACTGGCTGAGCGGATAAATCAAGTTTCAACGGCAACAGAAGCACAGGCAGCCGCAATTAAACAAGAGCAACAAGCACGTATTGAGACTGATAAAACCGAAGCACAACAACGCCAATTCTTAGCCACTCAACTTCGTGGTGATTATACTGGCAATGATTTATCGAAAGTGACCGCAGGACTCATTTCCGCAGAGAAACAAGCACGTGTTACAGGCGACCAAGCAGAAGCGAAAGCCCGACAATCACTGGAAACACGGATGAATGGGAATGTTTCAGCGATTAATAAATCATTAGAAACCCTCACCTCGAAACAGCAAGCACAAACGCAAGAGATTTTAACGCTCAATTCAAATCTTAAGGGGAAAGCTGATAGCAGTGTGGTGAATGCGTTAAATACGCGAGTAACTAATCTCGATGGCAAAGTGATGTCCGCAACCTCTCAGGTACAAACGTTATCCAGCAAATTAGATACAGTGAAAGCCGATTTAACGGAGTCTGTGGTGGTGGATTTAGATTTATCTAAACTCAATGAAAACACCTATTATCCGATTATTTTGCCATTAGTAACTTCTCGACGTTATGCCTTTAAGGTTTTTAGGACATTAGGGCAATATAGAGACAATAAACCGAGCTATGCGACTCACAATACCAAAGGTTTTGCCATGATTGTGGAATGGCAAGTGAGTGGTTCTGGATGGGGAACCCAGTCTGAAAACCGCATCATTGATAATTTTGATTGGCGATGGACAAATCAATCCCCTGTGATGGGGCCAGCTCAATTAACGAATGGTTCTGTGGAATATATCTATTTGCGAGGAGGTGCTAAATATCAGCTCACTAAGCATAAAAGTGTTAACCATCAAATTATCACCCGCACTTATACCAATAACAAACAATCGGTGGCACCGAAAGGATTTGTGGCGAATGAAGTACCTAAGTCCAGCGAACAGAAAGCCAATGCAACGGCGAATGCGGTAAACCAACTTGAAACTAAGGTGACTGAGGTCTCAGGTAAAGTGACCTCTACCGCCCAGCAAGTCACTCGCCTTGAAAGCCAAGTGGGTACAAGTTCAGCCAAAATCGAACAAACGTCGAAAGTGGTCACCGACATAAATGGCAAAATTTCCGCATCATGGACAATGAAAGTTCAGCAAGATAGCAAAGGGAATAAAGTCATTACGGGCATTGGCTTAGGGTTTAATGCACAAGGAAATAGCCAATTTCTGGTCAATGCCCAAAACTTTGCAGTGATATCGTCATTAAATGGCAAAGTGGTGACACCGTTTATCGTGAAGAATGGACAGTTGGTTGTTAATGAAGCTTTTATTGGTGATGCAACTATTACCAGTGCAAAAATAGCTAATGTATTGCAATCAACCAATTTCAGCCATGCAAACAAGGTGGGCTATCAACTTAATATGCGCACTGGTGAAGAAATTAAATATGGGAATAACGCTCAGGGGTACTGGATTGAAACAAACATATTAAAACGTTTGTTTGATAAAAAAGGCACAATGCGTATCAGAATGGGGATATGGTAATGGGCATGGGTTTAGAAATATATGATGAGAAAGGGCGACTCATTATTGGAGAAGACACTATTATACCGCGCCACTTGGGGCAATTTGACCTTCCTTTGTCCCAATATGGATCTCTTACTATTCCTGAGATTTCCTTAGGAGGTGAGGTTGTTTGCCATTTCTGGCTACGGTATCGCTCTCGATGGAGTGGTGAATTTCATGTAGATAAGCCTAATGAGAGAACAGAGTACTCCATATCTGGGAACACGTTAAATTACCGCGTTGATTACAATATCTATCGCTGGGAGAACAATGGCTCTGGTGGTGGGCAGACACAAGCGAATGACTCATTCTCAAGTCATGTTGTCGTATGGGTGGTGTGAAATGGTTGGTGTAGAAATTTACACAAATAATAGGCTGATACAATTAACCGATAAACTCGAAACAATATGTGTTTTGAGAAAAGCAACTCCTGATGAACTAACGTCATCATCAGGCCCTCATGATAGCTATCCGAGAATCTATGCGTTAAATAGCCAATGGATGGTTGCTCCGATTTCCAAGGTAAGCATACCTCAACACGGAGTTGGTCTTGAAGTTTATGATGAGCAAGGGAAAATGAAATTTTCATCTCTTGCTAAGTTGGTCTGCTTTGAGAAATATTATGATGTCAATACGGGGAGCGCTGGCAAAGGCTCATTAAGAATCGCAGGCAAAAGTGGTCATCGGTATGGCATGATTAAGACTCGCTCTATGGGGTATTTTCATAATACAAACATACGAAGCTACATAGACCCTGACACGTGGGATGAAGTTTGGACATTCAAAAG